TCACCGATCGCCACGGTGTACTTTGAGCGGTCTTTGGGTGCGTGGTAGACGGCTCCGGAATGCTGTTTGTAACCGAAACCCTTCGCTGTGTTCCAGAGCTGATGGGGCTGTGCTGCGGATCGGACTGTTTCGGTTTCCCAGCCGGCGTCAATTAGGACGATATCAACGCCCTTTGAGCCACCGGCTTCGAGCTCCCAGCCTGAGTCGAATTTGCTGTGAAGGTCCTGAATGGCGTGTTTGAGCGCTGCAGGCAGGTCTGTCAGTTCGCGGTGAATCGGCTCGAATCCGTAGTCAATACAATAGGGCTGACCTGATTCATGCTGTGCGATGACGAACCAGTCGAGCTGTTGGGCGCGGCAGTCAACGCCGGCGGAAATACGAACGCAGCCGGAAGGAATTAGCCCTCTCCTGTACTGGCTTTGGCGCTTCATGACGGCTTTAAAATCGAGCGGCTCGATGTCTCGCTGCTTCGGCTGTGCTGGAAGTGCCCAGGTCCATTGCAGGAGTTCCTTTTCTGCGTTGTCGGGGTCGATTTCACGCTGTCCTCTCCATTCGTCAGCGCCAACAATGCCCGACGTCATGAAGGTATTTGTGGGTGCGGAGTAACGAAATCCCATTGTCTTACTTTGTGGCATATCGCCTGTCACTGTGCCGTCGGGTAGTACGATTTGGCCGCGGTGTCTCAGGCGTGCTTTTTGGAGTTGCTGCAGTCGCGCGGAGTCGTCAAAAAGTATGCCGCAGGCAGGGCAAGCCCAGCGGGTCTTTTCCTCGGCTTCAGCCTCTGTGATTGCGTCCTGCCAGCCGATCAAAGCATCTCGCCCAGGTGCGATATACTCGCCGCAGGAATGACATGGGAAGACGACTTCGCCGGCGGTGCCCTGTTGCCATTCCTGCCACATGCGGCCGTGTTCTGTGGTGATCGTGGATTCGAGGTAAACGCGAGCCTGGCCACTTGCACGGAATGCTCGCACGCGGCCTTCCATTTGCTTGAGCTTTGTTGCTTCGTCGGAGTTCACGCCGGTCTCGTCGAGGTGTGAGACTTCAGTGACTACGAGGATTGGGCCCGTGATGCCGGCGCGTTTTTCGTCACCGCCGCCACCCGTAATGAATTTGATGTTGGAGCCGTTGAGGAATTGAATGAGTTCAGGAGTGCCGCCTTGAGAGCCTGCGCCTTTGCGTGGAAGGAATTTGGCGTATTGGCTGGCTTCAATCGCGGGCCTGATGTCGAGCTTCCATTTGTCGTTGGCCATGTCCATGCTGGGCAAGCCGAAAAGCACCGTCTGATTCCGCTCGAATAGGTGGTAAAGAATTGGGATCACGACGAACGCCAGCGTTTTGCCGGACTGCTGCGGGCCTGTGCAGGCGTAGCGGAACCACTGGCCAGAGTCTACTGCGTCAAAGAATAGGCCGTGGGCGGGCTGCCTGCTGCAGCGGAATCTATGGCCTTGATATGGGCCATCGGGAAGGAAGATTTCCTGCTCCGCAAATTGTCGGATTGAGCGGTAGGGGCGAACTGGGACGGTCCGCAAATAGATGTCGCGAAATGCCCTTGCGGGATGAATGGCGTAGTCACGCCAGTCCTGGAGATTCGGCGGTTGGGGCATGTCCATAAAGTCTCTCCAGTGATTCGGCTACCTCCTGATTTGCCTCTTCGATCATAGCGAATACATCCATCAGTCCTTGCCGTTTGATTGCCTCGCCGAGTCGTCGCCATGGTTGCAAAGCGATCTGCATCGCCTCTTCGAAGTCGTTGAGCTTCACGATTTGGTGGCGGGTTTCTGCGAGCTTAATTTCCTCTTGTTGAGCTTTGGCCATGCGGTAGCGCTCGAGCCCTTCGGAAACGTCGCCGGCAAGGTCGTCATCGGGAGTGGCCTGCGGTGCCGGGTTTTTGCCTTCGTTGTGCCAGACGCAGACGGCGTAGATCTCAGCAAGCCCGGAGCGGTCAAATGGAGGGAATGTTGGAATGTGCTGATACTTCGTCAGGACGGGCGGAGTCACTCCCAGAATGCGGGCCAACTCTGACTTGTTCGCTCGTTTCTTTTCCGCCATGGTCGTCTCACGCTGGTTTTCCCGTGCGCCTGAACCTTTTTAACCCCAGTCAAAACCCAAAAACACAAAAAATCAGGGATGGGCAAGCCCCGTTTGCCGCCCCACCCTCGCCGGAGGACCCTTCATGCTTTTTCTCACCGTTGGGAATTCTCATGTTTGGGACGCCATTTTGGCAGGGTTCTCATGCGTGGGACATCTCATACCGCGATGACTTTTACGTCTACCCTGGCCTGTTCTGTGCCTGCCGAGGTCGTGAATGTGATTCTCAGAGTCGTTGTGGTCCGCGCATCATCGCTGCCTGCTGTGCCACCGGACAAGGTAAACGATATCCCCGTGTATGCTTCGATGGTCACAGCGTTCCCGTATTGATCGTAGTCATTTACGTCCGCTGTGAGTGTCGCTGCCGACGATATCGTAATCGCTGCATCCGGGCTTGTCACGCTGGTCAGTCCAGTGATCGTCCTGCCCTTAATCGCCTCGCCCAAATCAACGTAATACGTTTTGGTTTCGCCAACAAAATGCAGTAGCACCTGATCCCCAATACAGCACGTCATCGCCACGCCCTCCCGTCTATTACTCGTGATCTGTGAGCCACTGTGTTTACTCGTGATCGAATCGGCTGGTCTATCATCCGTGATCGAAACTCAATCGCCACGCCATCCTGCGGCGGAAGCGTAGGCTGTGCTGCAGCGCCTGCCAGCGCCCACCCCGCGAACACTCGCCCCTGAAACACGCGGGGCCGCATTATGTAACGCCCAGCACTCATGTCTTCGTCAGGGTCGCCCCTGTCCTGTTACCGGTTGCGTCAAGCCCGCTGTAGTCCACCGTAAACGTATTTGCCCCAAGTGTGATCGTGTAAGTTTCCGCCGCCGTCCCTGCGTCGCTGATTGCCCCTGCCAGTATCGACAGCAAATAGCCCAACCGGTCAGGCATGACGCCCTGTATATCCACAATCGCATGAACGTGGCTCGTTGGATCGATCAACACCGTATCACCAGCCACAGGAGCCGTTACCAACGCCTCTTCCAGCGTCACGGTTACAGTCCCGTCGCCGTTGTTCACGGTCGTCAGAATCGGGCTGTTTTGATTCTCGCTGGTGCCTGTGTTCATCCACAAAATTGAATGCTCAAGCGCACCGGTTGGGTAGTCGATGCCGGACAATCTGAACACCGTCGTGGTCGGTGTTGGGCTCGCAAGGATTGTGCCCTCTAAGACGGTGTTTGACTTCCGCAAAATATCCATCAGTTTGCCGAACGTGCCGGCAGTCGTGTGGCCTGAGTAGGCCTCATCCCAGACAGCGTCGGCAATCGAAGCAATTCCTGCGGCCGATGTTACCACCGTGACAGTCGCCGGTAAGCAGCCTGTTTTGGACGCCACGAGGATGAACGACGTGTAGTTTGTCTCTGCCTGCGTCGGTGTATAGAGCACAACACCATCAGCCGAATAGGCGACAGTCCCGGCGCCGCTTGCTTCACTCCCACCAAACGGAATCACCTTCACTGCAACACCTGAAGTCTGCACAGCCCCATCACTGATTTGCACGACTGCGCCGATGCTGATTCGTTCGGGGCTGGCTGCGTTTCTCGGGTACATTATCTCAGCCCTCCGCCAATTAACTGTGCTCGTTGTGGTCTGTAATGTGCCCGAAATCCAGCCTGCTCAACGTAGACTCGTTGCCGCCGCCTGCGTTCAAGCATTCCGCCGCGGCCGAGTTGATAGAGCCTAACTGCTTCATTTGCATTCAATGCTCTATTCCAAATTATCAGGTCACTAATCCGTCCTGGAAATTGTTGTTGTGCGCCCAGATTTACCGCCCCAATACTCAACGCCTCTGTGTTTATCGCGCCAACCTTATCTGCACTTGTCCCATCTGCGACTCCGTTTCGAAAGTATTTCGCCCCCGTCGAGTCTACAGAACACAAGATAAGCCCCCAAACATTCGTCCCCAAATTGCTCGTGCTTGGCGTAAATCCTGCGCCAGAATACAGCCCAAAACGAGTGCTCCCGGTGTCAAAACTCATTTCGTAATTTACAATAGTGCCACCACCAACTCGCTTCGTGACTATCGTGCGATAGCCAGTCGTTGAGGTCACGTAAACCCATGCTGCGATTGTCATACTTCCGTTTTGCGGAATGTTGGGCCAGTTGCCTGCTAACACGTAATCATTCGACCCATCGAAATCCAGAGCATACTGGCCGCTGTCGATCACCCAATCGTCTGCAGCCGTCATGTTTGTCAGCGTTCCCCAGTTGTTCCACCGGCTCAGATCATGCAATCGCAGCCCAGTCGGCCCGAGACACGGAGCCCAGTAGCCCACGACACCGTCCCAGAGGTCCGCATGGGCGGATTCGTCGCATGTGCCGTAGTAACCCCAGTCTGGCTTCATGACAGAGCCTCGACGATTACAGGGTACACTGGAACGACAATCAGGCGTGATCCATTGTCTGCAGGTGTAGTTTCGTTGCGCAGCGATTGCCCGAGGTTGTTGTCAACAATCGGTGCAACGTATCGGCCGCGAGGATACCAAACCGACGGAACTTGCGTCAGCACTGTGTTGCCGTCGTTGGTTGCCACAAGTGAAACCGCAGGCGTGCCGGCTTGCCGCAGGTTTGCGTCCGACGTGCCCAACGTGTAGGAGCCGTTTGAGCCAGTGACTTTTGCCGGCCAAAGTGTGTTGTCGTAGGACGACACCAGATACGCCTCAAACGTAAGGCTTGCAGTCGGTGCGGTTCCTGTTTCCACTGACAGGTACACCCAGCAAAATTCCGGCAGCAGAAAAATGCCGCCAACGCTGAGAGCAAGGTCCGCTGATGCTCCCTGCTGAGCCGATCCGTTAGCGAGATTGTTAAACGACAATTCTTTGGTGACGCCAGAGGCCCCCGACTGCCCCCAAATAATTGCAGTGCCCTGAACTGTGCCGGCAAAATCAGGTAACGCCATTGATTGCTCCCTCCTGCCTTGCGGCTCCAACATCAACGGCCGTGAACGTCTGTGGCGTGTTTCCAGCCTCAGACAACTGAGCCACCTGCACAGCGGTTGCCAGCGAAAATGTCACCAGCGTTGCGGCCATCTGTTGTACTGCCGGATTATCCATGTCGAGAGCCCGGCCAGCCTCTACCCAGTCAATAAATGCGATTGCAGCGCCTCGCGGCGGGTCGGTGAGTGACGTGTTCAGTTTGGCGATTTGGAGCGTGCCCCAGAGGCCATTTAGGCTGCTGATTTCCTGAATCCTGTCGGCAGGCACTCGCTGACGTATCGGCGGAGCAATCACCCCGCAACGTGTAGCACAGGCGGTGTCATTGCCGGCTGCAAACAGGGCTTTCGCCTGCGAGTCGGACTGGATCAGCGTGTAGAGTTCTGCTGGGGTCATTTATTCGGCCTTTGGTTCGTCAGGTTGTTTGCACGCGGGGCAGGATGTTAGGGCTTGCAGGTCTTCATCGAATTGGTCAATAACGTCGCCCAACTGCTTCACCAATGCCGCTGTCATATCCGCTTCCATCGCCGCATTCGCAGCCTGAGCATTCGCACGACAGTCCCCCAATTTCGCAACTGCATCCCCCAGGGCAACCCAAATCGAGCGAAGTTCTTTTGTCAGCCGTTCGACTTCCTGAGCCTCCGGCCAACATCGCCCGATGCCCGGCCTGAGGTCTGGGTCCAGTGGTTCTGGTCCACTCAACTCGTCCAATTCCGGGGAAGGTGAGGGAATCGATTCCGGTAAGATGTACCCGTCCGCCATTGTCCGCAACCTCAGAAAAAGGGATACGATTTTGAGCCAGAACTACATTGTACTGCCTCACACTGTGATAACCGAAAAGGGTCAAAATGCCCGGGGCGAACAGGATCAGCGTTCGAGCCAGAGCCTGCCCCTGTCTGCTTTGCCCGTGCACCCTGAACACGACGATTCCCCACAAAAAGCAGAGCCACGCGATTCCCGCGGCTCTGAGAAATTCAACGCCGAGTTCAACCGTGAAAATGCTATTCATTGTAGGAGACTCACACCATAACAGATTGCGAGGAATGTGATTGCGAATGCGATTGCATAGACGACTGCACGCCACGCGGAGCCAGTGTATCCGAGAAGCGTGCGGGCCTCATCCCGCCCCATGCGCAAACGCCTGCCACCGGCCTGCAGGTCGATGCCTCCGCTTTCGTCTGGTTGTTGGTCGCGTTGTGCATCGGTCATTCTGCGGGGCCTTGCCGCGGTTGCTGGGGATTAGACGCCCTGCGCTTGGTAGCAACAGGGCGCGGGATTGTCAAGACTAGGCTCCGGGTGCGGGGACAAAAGAGGCTGTTGCTGTGTTCTGCGTGGCAATACCAGAAGACCCTGCACCACTCATCGACGGCCATGATGGAAGATTACCGAGGTAACTGGTTGGGATGCCACTGGTAATCACTTTCAGCGCGTCTTCGGTCGGAAAATGCAAGTCTTGCGGTGACGTATCGAGCATCTCATGAGACGGAACAACTTTGCTGGGATCATACGCCTGCCACATTGCATCGGTGATTGTGAAATCTGCCTTGCTCGCCTCGGCAAATGGAACGCCCAAAAGCAGCACTGCCATATCACGGTAAATACGTTGAAAATACTGGCCGATTTGACCAGCGAATTCCATGGTAAAATCGAACGGCCGAACATTGTCGCTGTGCTGCATTGCCTCAGTCAGCGCCGTCAGAGCCAGTTCGCACCAGCTCTTCATGTATGTGTTGCGCACCTTGAAAAACGGCACAGGGAAAATCAAATGATCCTGCGGAGTTGGGGCCGCATGTTGCGTGCGGAGCATTGATTGATTTGCAGCCACTGCGCCGGTCTGCAGCAGTGTTCGGGCTCGCGTACACATCATGTGGATTTGCTTTAACGTGTCGATACGCGGAGGAGCGGAAAGCCTCGCGTCCACGCCGAACATGACAATCTGCATTGCGCGACCTGTCCGCTGGACAATGTCGCGAATGCTCCCGTTGTTGCTGTCGATGTCATCAGACCAGTTTGGAACCCCGAAACCAAAATCCGCCCACTGTCCGACGTTGTACCACAGAATCGCATCGTTACTGCCCGGCATTGTTTGTGCCCTTTGCTGCTCGTTCACCGTCTTCGATTTGCTTTATCATCGATCGAAGATATTCGATGGTCCCGGACTGCCCGGGATAGTCTGCGATTACTCGCTTTGACGCTTCGTTGAATGCTCGCCTGTGTGCATCATTTTCGACTGGCACGTGAGTCACCGTCTCAACCACTCTTGCGGCTGGCGGTGGCGACTGCGTTGTGACAACCACCGGAACCTCTCGCACCGTCTGCTGTCGCACGATCTGCCGAGGCTCTGAAGTGCTGGCCCCACTTGCTCTCCGCCACGCGCGGAGAAAAAAACCAGCAACACCCAGAGCCCCGGCAGGCAATGCGATTTCAGGAGCAGCGATGGCAAGACCCACTTTCGCCACTGTGCCAAGTACGGAGCCCCACGAAGACGCCAGCCCGCCGGGTCTCGCTTCATGCGTCGCCGCGGCGGTTGGCTGAGGCGTCGGTTGTTTCGGCTTTGGTTTCGGCTGCGGATCTGCGAAGGGGCTGGCTTCCTTTTGCGGGATCTCGCGGGACTGTGATAGGTTGCGAATCAATCCTTCGAGGTTACCCAAGCGGTCGTTGATAGGCTTCAGGTCAATTGCGGGCGCCGGCTTCGGCACAGGCTCTTCGCGTGGTTGTGCCGGCGCCGGCTTCCGCGGTCCGATGCTTCCATCGTCGTTGACGTAATCATCGAGCCCCAATTTCTGCAGTACCTCACGCCAGTTGCCTGAATACCCGCTCCATCGTTCGACGATCTCACCGCGGTAGCAAACGAGGAACGTTGGGATCTGTGTGACACCGCGCCTGCGTGCCCACATTTGATCTGATGCCCGATCCCAGTTGCACCGCTTCACGGCGTACTGCGTGCCAATCAACTCAGCAAGTCCGGGGACGTTATCCCAATCGCTCTGAAAACGCTGACACGGCGCGCACCATGGGGCTGTGACGACGTAGATTGTTGGCTCCTGGGGGATGCCGGTGCCGATGAGCTGGCCGTGGGCTGTGGCTGTGAGACAGAGCAGGGCGAATATGAGCCTCAT